AAGCGTGACAGTTGCAGGTGCAGGAATGTTGCCCCATAAAGTGAAAGATTGGGCAATACTTACAGGGTTTGAACTTGCTCATTGTCCGCCCCATCCTCCGCCTTTAAATTGAACTGATGGCGGTGTAAAAACTTTACTCATAGGGCTTCCGCAACGGTCGCAGTTAGGCCTGTCATTAGATTCAAAAGCAATGTGCATCTCTACAACACTACTCTCACACGTATCGCATTTAAAATCATACTTGGGCATTCTCTACCTCCCGATATGGCTCACATCGTTTGCAACCCTTTACTGAGTCAATATTACACGCAGGTGGGCGGTTGTTGTCAACTGCCCAAGCAATGTCCAGGGCCTGATCAAACAGCTCCTTGGTAAACTCTGGGTTGTACTTGACTACGAACTCTTTATAATCTTGGTTTGCTTTAAGCTCATAGATAAAGACAATCTCATCCGGAGCAGAGGGAAGATCACCACTCTCAACCATAAGATGAGTTAGGTGAAGGTAAACCTGTCCCTGAAGTTGATGCGTACGGAAAGGTGCTCGGATATTACGCCAAGCTTTCTCTAAGTCTCCGTCAGACTGTGCAAGTAAAGCCGGAGCCTCAAAGCGCAGAGTTCCAGCGCCAATAGACTTAATCTCAATAAGGCAATCTTCACCTAAAGTCTTTACCCAACCGTCAGAGTGTCCGCCAATCTTATGCTTATTACTCCACAGAGGGACTTCATCGTAAGTAAAGATGCCACACTCTGAGTCCTCAAAGTTTAAATCAGAAGCTAACTCCCAGTCAGAAGGACCGCACTCACTGCACTCCCACTTACCGTAAAGAACGCCCATCTCTGTAAGCCACTTCTGCCACTTAGCGTGGATAGTGTGGCCTTCATCAAAGATAGATTGCAAACGAAGGCTAGGCTTTTCTCTTATCTCTTTGTAGTTGCCACGTATAGCGTGATACTGGGCAAGGTGGCACCACTCAGGCTTGATCATGTCGGATGGGTGAATAATATCCATGCGACGATTATCAAAAGGCTTAGACAATAGATGGCGCTCAATTGGCCCCATCAAACGAGTCTCTCGTTTATTTGCGTCTAAGTATGCTTTTAAAGAAACCGTCTTAGGTTTGCCCGTATTTGCCATCCTGATCTATCCAATCGTCTAGTGTTAAACCTTGTTTTTCATACTTGCGTTTTGCTGCATTTCTTTCTCTGTGAGACATTCCCCCAAAGATTCCGTGCAACTCATCATTTATGATAGCTTCTTTAAGACATTCTTTGCGAACTGGACAAGCCGGTCGCCCGTCCTTTCCCCAACAAATTGCCTTAGCTTGCGTAGCTATCGGTTTATATAAAGCCTTATCTCTTGGGGGAAAAAAGATTTCGGTGTCTTCTCCTCGGCATTTAGCCAAGTATCTCCAAGCCCAAGTGGGCTCGTCATCATGTTCCATTTAGTCACTCCTAAGTGCGTTACGAAGTTCAAAGAAATCCTCCTCTCCCAAAACTACGTAGTTCTCACCGTCAAGATGAAGACCTAACACCGGTATACGACTATCAAGGATAGCTTCGGTAGTAATCTTCTTAAGAACTTCTGATTTAATGGTTACTGATTTCTTTCCAGTCCATTTGTGCTCAATCAAAAGATCATCACTCCGTACATCCCCTTTACGTGACCAGAACGCACCCGATGCAGCTGAGCGCTTACCGTCCACCAATTTCTCTAAACGCTTCTCATGCTTTAGAGATTGTTTCTGTCCCTCACTCTTCATCGAGGGCCAAAATCGGTTGAGCTTTGATAGTGCTCATTACCGCTTTACTTAACTCTTCTCGCAACTCAATCTCTTCTCTAAGAGAATCAATAAGAGCCTGAGCTCCTTGCCACTTACGATCACCGTAGTACATCCAGCCACCACGTCGTTCTACAATCCCGTTAAGGATAGACAAAGCAACAATTTCTTTACCGGTGTCATAGCCACCAGCATCGATTGCACCACCGTCTGCAAAGTAGAAATCTAGGTACGCAGTCTGCTGAGGTGGGAAGGTCTTGTTCTTAATTGTGCGAACACGAATAGTCTGTCCTACTCGACGCTTGCTTTCACCGGTACCAACCTCTACCCAGTCATCACGCTTTACTTCACACCGCACGCTGTACGCATAGTCCTTACCTAATCCACCAGGAGTGGTTCTAGGATCTCCATGCATAACGCCAATCTTCATACGGTACTGATTAATCATAATTCCTAGTACTGGTCGTTCTGATTCGATAAGGTCTCGTTTGGTAGCTGACGCCACTTTTCTAAAGAACTTATTGGTAATAAGTGCGCCACGACCCACAGTAAATTCTTCCATGTGTTTTTGATCTTCTGCGCTAGGAACAAGGGCAGGAAGAGAGTCGACAACGACCATGTCCACAGCCTTGCTCTCCATAAATTGAATAACCGAGTCAAATGCATCCTCCATACTATTAGTTTCTACAAGTAGTACACGACTATTATCTACTCCGCAAAGTTCTGCGTACTTAGAGTCAAAGTCTTCTGCAGCAATCCATACCGCAGTAAAATCTGGATTAAGTTGTTGATTAGCAGCAATTGTTCTTAAAGCAATTGCAGTCTTTCCGTGGGAAGCTTCTCCAACTAATTCAACCCAACGATTCATAGGCCACCCACCACCAAGTACAACATCTAGTGTAAGAGAGCCTGAAGTAATGCGTTGAGAAAGACGTGCTTCACCAGCTAAAATAACTGTGTTTGCACCTAGCTTCTTATTAATACCGGCTGCAATCTTTAGAGCTTCTGCGCTTAATGACATTATCCAAGCCTATCTACGATTACGGTTGGGTTAAATCCCCCGCCTTGTGACGGTTGCTTAGCTGCAATTGGTGTGCCACCTTGTCCGGTGCCACCTACGCCTGTTCCAGCTTGAACAATTGGATACCCGCAATCATAGCAACGTTTACGTTGAGTGCCAACTGGGGCCATGTAGTTGCCGGACATACATCCTGGACAATTTTCTGGGTTTCTAGCACTTTGAGCACGAGTAACTAATTGATCTTGGTTAGGGTCGTATGAAACTTGAACGTTAGGAGTCTGTTGTGGAGCACGGTACACATTACCGGGCGGTAGTTGCGTAGGTGGAGTAGCCGATGCAGGCGCTGCAGTGCCTAATTTATTTGCCCACCAGTTGCTATTACTCATTATCCATACCTACTCTCGACTCGATTAACCCAATATTTTTTAAAGTTGAAACACAAGAGACAGAAGAAGCCAAAGCAACCATCTTAAATAAGTCGCTTAAAACAGATAGTCCGTCTACAGGTAGTTCTTCAGGAAGTTCATTGTCTAAAGTATACGCGGCAGTTGCAATTTTAGCCAGGATCTCAGAGTGAGCGTCAATAAAAGGCAACAAGCCAGCAATATTGCTTAACCTAAGTTCATGCGCATCCTCTTCCATATCAGCTACTTCATCTGAAATTGGAGGTAGACCCATCATCTCTGCAATACCCTCTGTTGGGGTAAGCATTGTGTCGTAAACAATTTGACGCATAAGAACACTAAGAGGGACTTGAGTAACGCTAACAGCTTTTTTCTTACGTTTCCAAAACCTCATTTAGCCTCTCCCCACCGTTTAACAATTGTAATGTCTGCAATCATAGGTACGTTTAATGCTTTGATATCTTCCATAGCTAAACGAATCTGTTCGGCAGTTTCTTCAGCAATCTCAGTTGGCGTAACCGTAACAAGTTCATCGTGAACCGTTAAAATTAAAGACGCCCTGTCTGGGATCATTTTGTTAGCCCTAATCATAGCAAGCTTAATGAGGTCTGCTGCCGACCCCTGGATAACTGTATTAAAGGCCTGACGTTCTGCTCTAGAACGTTTCCAGACCTCGTTAGATCTTAGATCGGGTAGGTAGCGACGTCGCTTTAGAAGGGTACTTGCGTAAGGAATAGGTGCCTGCCTACGGCTTTCCCCCACAACTTGCTTCTTATACTTTGCAACTGCCGGAAACTTACGAATAAACTCGTCTAACAACTCTCTAGCCTCAGATAAAGAACAACCAATTGATTCAGAGATCTTGTCTGGACCCACACCGTATGCAAGGGAAAGCACAAGTACTTTTCCAGCTTTACGATCTACGCCCATAGTATTACCTATAGTTGTATAGATATCCTCACCGTTTAAGTAAGCACCGCACATAATTCGATCTTGGCTAAAGGAAGCAATAACTCTAGGTTCAATCTGGCTGTAGTCAGCAACTACTAACGAGTGACCTTCTGGCGCTACAAAAAGATTACGAATAGCTTTTCCGTTGGTTGTATGTGGAGCAGGAACATTCTGCAAATTAGGGTTACGACTAGAAAACCTACCGGTCTCTGCCCCATACTGAACAAAGTCAGTGTGGATGCGTCCCTTAAACATAATGCTCTTCTTTGCCATAACCTTTGATTTACCCAGAAGAGTTCTAGTTATATCTCCGCCTAGATAAGGAATCACATAGGTAGTTAAAAGTTTATTAAGGTCAGAGTATTCGATAAGAGCATCTACCAACATATCTTTTCCTGCGTACGCTTGTAGAGCGGGCTCTGCTACTGAGTAGTCAGCTACAGAAGACGCTTGCCCCTCGTCGGCACGCTTTTGTCCAGCAGGAGTAAGAACCTTAGGACGTAAACCACGTCCCCCATCTTTCTTTGGAGAGTACAACAATCGTTGTTTTTCTGGAACAGAGTTAATGTTAAAGGCTTTACCGGAAAGACGATAGATGGTTGCCTTGCAAGTCTCTAGTTGAACATCAAGGTTAGCTTTAAGCTTCTCTAACTCTTTAACATCAATGTCTGCGCCACGAAGCTCCATACGACAGATAACCTCTAACACATCCATCTCAAGGTTAAAGATCCCCCGAAGACCATCAGTGTCTAGATTTGTGGAATAGCGTTGGTACAACTTCCAAGTCCACTCAGCATCTAAAGCAGCATAAGTAGCAACCTCATCAAAGCTGTGCGTCTCTACTGCCTTACCTACACCCTTAACCATCTCGTACCCAAACTCGCGCTTTAGACAATCATCAAGACCTAGATCATTGCGGTTCTGATTGTTTAGTATAAACGCGGCATTTAGAGTACAAAAATATTTTGGTAGGGGTAGTTTCCCAATGTATTTAGTAACGCTTTGTAAATCAAATTTAAGGTTGTGACCAATCTTTACTTGATCACTGTGAAGCAAAGTCTTTAAAGATTTAAATACTTCTCCCGCAGTTAGTTGCTCTGGAGCTGGTCCAAAGACACGCGTAGCTTTACGTTCATCTTTACTGTAGTCAGAGTCGCGCAACTCCATGCCTTTAGAGACGCGAACAACTGAAGAAGGAAGCAAAGGATAATCAGTTTTAATGTACTTGCCGTTAGGGTGGTCCATAGGTATTACATCTATACGTCCGTGAGTTGCTAAAGCAATCCAAGTAACAGTGTTCTGACGTGGATCCCCGCGATGGTTTCCAACGGTTTCTACGTCAAAGCAAAACGCATCTACTTTGCTGTAGGCGTCAACAAGTTCATCAAGTTGTTTTTGGGTAGTAACAATATTCATAGCGCTCCTTGATTGAGTGGGCTGGGGGCTCATTAGAGAAAGGAGACAAGAGACTGAGCCCCCAGCACGATTATTTGAGGTTAGTTACCTGATGCAATTTCACGAGCAATTTCAGCAAGTTCAGCTTTGGTAGATGTGTGTAACGCATCTGCTCCAAGTGGCTTCATTGTTTTGATTAACTCTGAGGCTGCAACAGGGTCAATACCCCAATCCTCAGCAAGGTCACGCTCTTTTACTGGTGTAACTGCGTATGCCGTTTTTGTACCGGTGCCAGACTTGCTGACTGCCCAGTAGATGTCGGGACGATTAAGTGGGCCAGTTTTCTTGTCAGAATCAAGCTTCTCAAGTTGTCCGCATAGACGAACTCCAACAACCATCAATTGAAGTTGTGGATCTTCGTCAGAAAGGTTAAGGACAGTAAACGCAAACTTTTGGTCTGGCTTACTACCTACAGCAACTAGCGGGTCACCCTCGCCAATGCTAATGAATGATTTCTTACCAGGACGGTTTACCCAGTGCTGCATAAAGGACATTGGCTCATTACCAATGAACTTAATTAGTTGGACATCTTCGTCAAATCGGAAATCAGTTGCGAAGGTTTTGTTGGACTTTGCTACAGCTTTCTTAGCCGCTGCCCAACCTGTTTGAATTACTGAAGAACGCTCAGGAACTTCTGTTTCGTCTTCAGTCTGAAAGATCTCTTCGAGAACTTCAGTTGTTGGTGTATCGACTACATAAGAGTCGACGTTAGGTGTTTCGGTTGTTTCAATACGGATACCCATTTGGGTATCTCCTTTCGGTCAATGGATCATTGGTTGATGGTCATATTAAGTTGTTTCTTGCGTGTGAATCTTAGTCCATTTCTCCATCAATTCAATTGATAGATCGTGATGTCGATTCCAATCAACCCGAGGTGCCTCAAGAAGTCCTCTAGATTGAAAGCTTTCGATAGTTGCTTCAACAATTGCTTTGCTGTACATCCGCCATCCAGGCTTCTTTACACCTTTAACAATCATTGACTTCAGGCGATAGGGTGCACGCGGTATATAACCTTTTCGTTCCCAAAGCCTCAAAGTAACTAACGGTCTGCCTAATGCAATAGCCATAGCTCCTGCACTAAACAATTCTATCACCTTACCGTTTGGTAATGCTTTGACTTGAGGGTCAACATTCCAAGCGTTTGGTGTAGAAACTTTACGGGGTTTTACATTTGGATCTGGTTTACGACGTTTGCGTTTTGAACCAGGATAGTAATCATCCAGGCTCTTAAACAGTTTGTCAACTTCGTCGTTCATACCTACCCTAAGATTTAGAAGGAATAAAAGCCCAGATAATTTTCTTAGGGAACATTGAGTCAATGTCCTCTTCAGTTAACAGACCCTCATAAAGACAGGCCATAACTTGATCTTCGTTTAATACTGGTTCCCAAGTATAGCAACGCTCTGCTAATCCTTTTACGCCAAGGATACGAGTAGCTTCAGCTGAATCTAAAGATTGAGATACTTTACGTTGACGCTGTAAAGAACGATAACCGTCTACTTCTTGCTCTAACGGATACCAGAGGTTTCCTTTATCGTCCGCCTCTCCTTCTTCATCTACAAGATTAGAAAGAAAAGTTTTAAGTAGGGTTTGTTCTTTAGTAAGATCGTCAACTTGACGCTTAATAGTAATAAATTGTTGTACTTTGCTTAGTACAGAACTTACCGGTGGTTTATCCGGTGGAATAACGTTTGGCATGTGGTGCCTCCTTTAGAAGCATCCTATAGCACGCCACTGACAAAGTGCAAATCTGAGATAAAAATCAAAAGGCTCCACAGCCCAATGCGATTTCACGTGACTGATGGTAAAAATACGCTGCGATACTGCTGCATGCAAAAGCGGTGCTGTGGAGCTGCGTTAATTATAGCAAGCCACTGACAAACCGCAAGTTACTTGTGACGATCCCACAGTTCTTGGTCTGGATACCCTGGGGTACGTTGTGAGGGGTTTACATACGCCTTTAAAGCCTCTACGATCACGTCTGTGACTGTGCGGCCCTCAATAGCAGCCTTCTCTTTTACAGCACCCCAAAGGTCGCTGGATACACGAATAGTACGTGTCGGTGTCTTAGGTGCGTTAGGCATTGAATAAGTCTAAACCGTAATGTTCTGTAGGAAAGCCCTAAGTGAGCCTGCAGTTAAAGCAACCCCGCCCCTATCGTCAATTCCTTCACCGTCTACTACAGCGTTTGCAATAGCAATTTTCTGTTGCAACATGGTGTGTTGACGCTCTTCAATAGACCCCTCCATTAAAAAGTCTTGGATAACTATCGACGTCCAAGTAGAGGACGCCCTACGAATTCGACCATTCCTCTGTACAGCCAACCCAGCATTCCAAGGTAAGTCATAATTGATAAGGAGATTAGCTTGAGGCAAATCCACACCATAACCACCGGCATCAGAACTAACAAGTATGCGAATACTGGGATCAGTTTGAAAACTAACTTTAGATTCTTCTTTAGCTTTAGCATTCATCTCCCCTGTGTAAGGAGTGCTAGCCCAGTTTGGGCGTAACGTATCTCCAATAATATCTACCATGTGAACATAGCTAGTGAATATAACTATTTTGTTGCCTTCGTACTCACCTAAAAAGTTATCTACATACTCTTTTAAAGCAGATAGTTTTGGAGATTTAGTAACTTTATCTAAACGTCCGGTTTCTTTTAAGTCTGCTGCATATCCGGAGGACTTTGATGAGAACTCCAGTAGCTGTGGGTGATCGCAAAGCATGCGTAAAGCAGTTAGCTTAGACATAATCTTTCCACGCAAAGCGTCAGCACCTTCCCAGGAGTTTGCTTGCCCATAGTGATTAAATACGTCAAAGCTTGTTCCGTAAGACTCAACAGCTTCATCTAAATCAGTAAGGATTTCGTTGGCAATACTCTTGTAAAGTTTAGAGCTTACAGAATCAAATTGAATTAAAATTGGCTCAGCAAATATAGTCTCAGGCAAATAGGGGGCAACATCTGGATCTGACTGACGTTTGCGGACACAGGCTTTAGAGAGAGTGGTGTTTAAAAGAGGTAGGTTGCGATAACGGTCTACACCGCCAAAACGATTGCGAACAATAAAAGTTTGGTCAAACAAATCAAACCTACCTAAAAGACTATTGTCTACAAACTGCATAATTGAGTAGAGCTCTTCTGGTTTTCCGTTTTCTACGGGTGTACCAGTAAGAGCAAACTTATAATCGCTCTTTAACTTCTTTACGTACTTGGAGCGTTTGGATCTAAAACTTTTGATTGCGGTTGCTTCGTCGCAGATAATGAATCCTGTAGGGAGCTGTCGTACATACTCCCAGTCGTTAACAACTTGCTCGTAGTTAATAATGACGTAATCAACGAGTGTATGCCCCCAGTCGAAGGCTTGCTGGTATTGTTCGATACGCTGTTTCGGCGTTCCATCAATAACCAAAGCTGTTGAAGACTCATCTGTAAACTTCCTAATCTGATCTGCCCATTGGTATTTGAGGCTAGACAGACAGATAACTATACCTGGCTCCATTATCTTCTGTTCGTCCATAAGACGTTCGATAGCTGCAATCGTAAGCACTGTCTTACCAAGGCCAAGGTCATAAGCAACAAGCATCTTGCCGCGTTCGCACATGGCGTCTACAGCCTCTGGTTGGTATGGAAGCAGCGTGCCGGTAAAAGTCATAGTTAGAAGTCTACTGGAGTGTTTACTAACCGCTTTACAGAATTGCAAATTTTGCAAGTAATAGAAGGTTCTTCACCGTTGTGGCGAGTACGACGAGTACTTATATGAATTTGAGAGTCTTCATCAAATAGGGGGTGGCCGTTTACACATAGAGTGGGGTCTGGATTAGCTTTACGGTTTAAGCTGTTCTCAGATTTAGTTACCTGTCTAAGGTGATCTGGGTTGCAACAGTTTCTAACCTTGCAAATATGATCTATGACCATATCTGGCAAAACAGGCTCTTTCATAACAGCAACCATAAGGCGATGCACTAGGTAAGTGGTTCCCTTAATGTAAAAACGACCGTACCCATCGTCAACTTTTCCAGTCCACAGCCAACAGTCGTCGGTCTTATTTACTTTATTCCAAAAAGTAGTAGGTAGTTGACCTACTGAGTTATATTCAAGAGATGCTTTTGCCATTATTTATTTCCTCCAACTATTGCCATTACTTCTACAAGTATAGCAGTAGCTGACTTAGGAGAACCGCCCCGGTAGTACTCGCTTACGTGAGAAATTTCTTTAATGATCTTAGCCCTAATCTCAGTCTCCGTAGATGGCTTGTTCACCAAATACGAAGTGTTTAGCTTTTTCAATGCCGTACTCGATTTGTTCACGAGACATGTCTCCTATATCTTTTATACCGGTACCGGTATAATTAAAAAACCAACATTCCATGCCTGCTTCTTTACACTTAGCAAACATTTCTTTAGATGCTTTTTCTCCTGCTGCATCAATTTTAGGGTTATCAAAAGCAAAAATCAACTTCTCAGCTTTCCTAAACAAATCAAACTGCGCTTGGCTTACGGAAGCGCCATAGGTTGCTAGCCCGCCTAATTGCAGCTTAGATGAGCTGAGCTTCACCACATCCAATGGTGACTCAACTATGAGCACAGATGAGTCAATTAAAACGTCAAGACCAAAAAGCGTTAGTGACTTCTGGATTCCTGCCGGCCTGTTACGGAACGTTCTGTTTGTTTGTCCCTTTTCTTGCCAGCCCATAAGCTTTGAACTCTCAGCATTCCTAATTGGAATAATCCAAGCCTCTTGCTTGCGGTCCCACTTAAGTTCGTGGTTTGACGCAGCACTTCGCGTTAGCTGTCGTGCCTGTAACGCCCAGTCAGGTACTTCATCAAACACAGCAAGGCGTGCATCGCTCATCTCAATTGGACGTGGAGCAGGACCAACGTAAGCATTGCGCATCTCTTCGAGTTGCTTAGCAAGTTCTTCAAAGTCAACTTCAATCTCTTGCTGTAGCCATGCTTTTGCAGCCTCATAGTCAGGGCGATCAAACTTAGTTTTAAGTTCAAGCACGTCTGCTATGAGACCAAGCAAAATACCTTTGTATCCACAGGAGAAGCAGTGGTGGACACCGGTCTCAGTATTGATTGACCAAGATGGATTATTATCTTGACGACCAACTCGTTCTAAGTGCATAGGGCACAGACCTGTGATCTCTCTGTTGCGTTGAGACCCATCTACACCCAGACGTAGGAGTACCTTCTCAATATCCCCGTCGCGGTACATCTAAGAAAAATCTCCGATTACACGGTACATAATTTCTGTGTACGTGGCTGCGTTTGCAGCAAGATCTTCTGGATGATGCAGCTCCCCAGACTCTTCTTCTTCTGACCAGTTAGCTCTCATATAGTTACGCAGTCCTTCTGAAAGACGGTCTACAAACACGTCTACAGTCATGTAACCGCGTTCCATAAGCTGCTCATCTGTTGGCATCTCATACTTATTCTTTTTACCCATTTAGAGGCTCCCTATAATCAATTGGTGTTGGTGCTGTAGCAAGTGCGCCACATAAAACGCACTCCATATCTAACATGTACAAAGAGATTTCTCCCTCTTCAAACATTGCTTGAACCTTCCATAAGAAAGAGCCACAAATACAAACTTCTATTGGAGCATCTTTATCTCTTAAATCTAAACTCATACTAATGCTCGTTTCCGTCGTCTTAAGTTCTTCCGGTCTTGAGGAGTTGTACCGCCCCAAACACCATCCAAACTACTGTCCGACATAGCATACTCTAGGCAAGCAGTACTCAGCGGACAGCCCTGGCAAATAGCCTTTGCCTTATCCACGATCAAACGATGCGTGTAGTCCTCAGGAAAGAACAACTCTGGATCCACTGACTTGCATGATTGCGAGCCATTAAATGGTGCTGATCCCAAATAAAGATCCATACTCTTCAAACTTCCCTTCTTCCCAGTCCCATAAGAGATCACTTGATGCCGGTCCGCAGTTACGACTTGCAACGATACGTAGTTCACGGGAAGTATCGTCTTCTTCATCTTGCTTTTGTAATCCTAAAATAACATCTGAGTCTTGATAGAAAGATGATGAGTAACCAATTGCATCTGCTGATACTTGTCGCTTCTTCATCTTCCATAACAAAACCTGAGTTGAAATAACAATAGGAATTTTCTTAGCCATAGCAAGTTGCTTAAGACCACGAGTTATATTTGTAAGAGCTTGAGGACTGTTCTGCTCCCCAGTGATCTCATCTACCATCAGATACACACCGTCCACAAACACAATGTCTGGACGAAGCTTGTCGATCTTTGCAGCAAGTCCAGTAACAGTCATTGCAGATACTGCATCTGTTAAATAGAACTTGTGCATGCCTTCCATATCTTCAAGAACCTTTTGATACCGAGCCTCTTCTTCTTTAGTCAGGGCCCCGCGAATCAACCGGGAGTGGGCAATGTGGGAACGCATTGCATCGTGTCGATGTTGCTGCTCAATGTTGTTCATCTCAAAAGATTGAAACAAAGGGACAAAGCCATCGTTGTGCACGTTGACTGCAACCTGCAAAGCAAGAACTGACTTACCTGTTTTAGGTGGAGCAATAATTGTAATTAGCTGACCAGGTTGCAAACCAGCGGTCGCTTGATCAATAGTTCTAAAACCAGTAGCAATACCTAACAAACCGTTTGGACGAGTCTTTACATTTAGATACTCATCAAAGCGTTGAATAGCATTAAGAGTTAAATCAATATCTGTTGTCTCACGAGAACCTTCATCAAGAAGCTTTGCTACTCCCTGATTTAGTACTGCGATAGCAGTGTTGTGATCTCCCGAAGCAATTGCTTCTGACGCATCTTGTACAACCGTAATTGTGCTTTGACGTTTACGGTATTCAATAAGCTGATCTAATAAATAATCAATGTTGTCTTCTACTGCTAACAAACGATATGTAGGAAAGTTATCTAGAACAGTAACGCCAGTAGGAACTTCTTGATACTTAGTCCAGTGTTGACGGATAAAGCGCCACACTGCTTTGTTCTCATCTACAAAAAACCAGTCGTCGTTAACACCGGCCTCTAGAAGAATAGAGATATCTCGAGTTCGTACAGCGCGGGAGAGAAGCCGTACTTCGTTATCTGCTGCCACTTATAATCCCCCCATTGCTAAATACTTACTGCCGTACCTTAGACCCCTAGAGGGTATATCCACAACCCCTTTGAGTTCTGGACGATAGGGAAGTTCTCCCACTAAATCTGCTACTGAGTTATATCTGTTTACGTAATTAAACGGATTGGTACCAAGGTTGTTTAAATCCTCAAGAACTTCTTCCATCTCTTTTTTAGAATAACCAAAGCCAACTAACTCTAATGTGTATCCAAACTTTTCGCCAAAGCGCCAGAACAAAGAAAGAGACTGACGGTTGTAACTACTTTCTTCTCCAAAGACAGGTATCCCCAGAACTTTCTTGAGAGTGGGGGACCGGTCAAGAATGCAATCTAAAGTTACTACTACTCGGAGAGGAACCTCGTTTGAGATATCCCCACCCTTCATCAGACTACTTCGATTTTTCCGTAGTTGATTAACAGGTTTCTAAAAGCTTCTGGTGATTGAACAGCCAGGTTAGCTTCTAGGACTGGAGCCTTTGTAGAAATGTGTGTTGGGTAGACGCCGTTGTTATCGGACATCCGCTCACGGACAAAACGAGTGTGCTTGCAAGAACTTCTGTTCTTGAACCCTGAGCAGTTGCAACGAACCTTTAGAGAGTTAGCCTCAATCTCTACTTCGTGCACGCCAGTGTCAGATAGAAACAACTGCGACACTTGCCAACTTTTCACTGAAAACCTCATCATCTTCTTAGATCCTTCCCCGAGTTTACATCAATTGCTATGAAAGCTTCATAGGCAAAGCTAGCCATTGGTGCGCCGTATTGCTCTTCCCACCTAGTAAGCGGTGTATTACTTGTAACAATAGTCGGTAATCCCGAATTAAAGCGGGAACGAAGCAGTTCGTCAAACGTGTCTTCTGCCCAACGAGATGAAGCCTTGTGTTCTTTTCCTAAATCGTCTAGAACAAATGTTCGAATGACATTTTCCTTGGGACCGTCTCCATAAATCCCATTGATCATAGTTTCAGTGGCATCGTCAAACTCATCCCACTGAGATTTCTGGATCCGAAGAAACCGTGGATAGTCCATAAACATGGCTGGCCGTCTCAAAGTCAAATCTGGGGAGCCCCAAGTCTCCGCTGACATACCCCTCATAAGCTCCTGGAGGGCCACAGAGGCGAGAGTAGTCTTGCCGTGACCAGGTTTACCTAGGAGCAGTAGACCCTTGCCGCAATTGGGGCTTCCAGCCGCTTGTACAACCTTGCCGGCTTTGACAGATTTAATCCAAGACTGGATCTTGTCAAAGGAATCGTTAGGTGTTAAATCGGAGAACTCCATCCCAATGGTTTTCATCGGGAGATTGGCCGCTCTGATTTGGGCACGGACACTTGGAGTTACATCTTCGAGTTTATACATTAGCTCTCCAATAGTTTCAGCATCTTTTCCTGATGCGCTAGCATATCTTCGTCTAAACCAATCGGTTCGTCAACTCGACTTACCATTCCGTGGATCATTCCGTAATACTTCATAAATCTTTGATACATAGGAAGTCCAAAACCGGGTTCTGAAATAACTCTAGTGTCTCCAAAGAACATGCGCATGCCCTTGAGAATCTGAATACGCTCAACACCTTCACCAACTCGTTTGTTAATCCAAGTAGCAAGTTGTTTTCCAGATATCTGATTTACTGCGCCACTACCACCACAGGTAGCGATGTACAAGTCGTAGAACTCTGCAACAAGATCTCCGGTAGCCCAGTCTTCCTCTGGGACATTGATCCTATTACGAGCTTCTACTTCAACCCTAGTCTTTTTACGTCGAGCTCCCCCGACCTTCAAAGTATTTACTTTTCCAATAGCACCTGAATCATCTTCGGTGTCCAAAACCTTCTTCTTAGATTTTGGGGGTGTGCTGTCTTCAAACATGTCCCAACCCATTTCGATTCCTTTCTCAGTTTGAGGCGCAGCCTCTATAGATACAGTTACGTTAGTAACTGTATCTATACTCTTAACTCTAGTAGACATATCACTAGTATTAGTATTAGTGACTATACCTCTGTCCATGTATAGAACGCCTGATAATCCGTTGTCGGTGAATTTCAAGTTTGTACGCCATTGACCAGAATTGTCTTGATGCCTTACGGCTTTTATATAACCTTGCAGCTTTAATTCTGCCATAGCATTTCTAATTGCGTCTCGGCCTTCTGGTACCGATGCGGACATTTCTTCCGCGGATAACACACGTCCAACTTCAACGTAATAGGCAAATAAACCTCTAGCACGTAGCGAAAGGTTTGGGTCTGAATATGGTGACTTCATAGTCTCCTCCTTGTCGGAGCAGACTCTATAGCGGAGGTACCCTTCTTGGCAAGCCGCGTTGAATTCTGTCTGGTGTTCCTGTTAAAAGGTTCTCAACAATAACTGAAGAGGTTAGTCCTACAAAAGCTGAGGCAAGGACGTAGAAGATTAAATCCCAACCTATAGGCATAAGAACTAAACAAGCCACTGTGCTCATAGAGAGGGCGAGTAAGCCTCTCCATTTGCCTAAGGATATTAATAGTTCTTCTATGGCCGTTAATAGACAGGCCGTGGCCCAAGCTGCTACTAATAGTTCGGTCATGGGCAGAAACCTATCGCCTAAACAAAACCTTGTCAAGGTGGAAGACCCGGCCAGTTCCAGAAACGGAAGGGGTGCAAGTTACTTGAATTTTTGCAAAACCAATGCTGGTGTTAGCAAAACTAGCTCGTCCAATTATTGCTGTAGAAGCGGTATTAGCAAAGGTTTGTCCATATGAGAAAGTATTAGGTGTTATAGCGGTAATAACAACGCTTCCATTAATAGCGTTATAGGCTGAATCTCCAATACCTACGTATAGTTCTTCACCAACTGAAAATCCGTGATTTCCTTGAGTAGTTATAGTAACCACGTTAGTTGCTACAGATACACTAATTAAGTTAACTGTTTTAGATCCTGGAGCAACTATGTTTAGGTATGCCCAACGATCTCCGCGGTTTAGTACTACGGTGTCTGTTTTTTCTCGTAAGAAGTTATAGGCTAAGTCGTACCACTTAAGAGTCATAACATAAGTTCCGTATGCGTCTTCGTTTTCTGGACGAATAGCTACCGAACCATAATATCCCTTTCCAGGTATTACTGAAATAAACTCTGTAATAGCTCCAAAGGTTCCTGAACCAGAGGCTTTTACCTTTGCGTAAGCAGCTCCTTGAACAAGTGTTTCATCAAAGATACTTCCTCTAGCGGCCGTTCTAACAAGAGTTGCTGAAACTCCAGACCAACCATAAGTACTGTTTTCAAATGATCCTGAGGGAGCAAGGTTATCTTCCACATCTGGAAAACCAATTAATGATGAGAATGGTTGAACAGCCCAAGTAGACCCGGAAGGCATAAAGCTATTTAACGTTGAGGTTAATCGTACTTTCTTTTGTAAATAACGGTTTGCGTAGTAACTTTTACCGCTGCTAACCATAAGACTATTAGCAACAGACACTGTTTCTGCCGCATCTGATGGGTTTGTAAATACAGATGTTTGAGCACTTGCTGGGTCAATATACGGGGTAGACAATCTTCCATACTCTGCTTGAATACCATCTAAGAAAAATACTTTAGTTCCTGATCCCGCATCAGACAGGGCAACGGTAATAGTAAACTGCGTTTCTGCCGCTACCGCAACTCTTTGAGTTTCAATACGCGTCCAAACGTTTGGAACAGTAATTCTAAAGTTACCGGACGTTTGCCCGTTTGTGCTAATTGAGTAAAGTCCTATTACTCCTTTTATGTAAGTAGATATTACTAAATCTTCCCCACCTAATGCTGCCCCCATAGGTAGTTTTACTACTGTAGACGCAGATCCACCTCCAGAAGCAGAAAGACTTAAAGAGGTAGTTCCGTATTTAAATTCAGAAGTACTTATAGATAAAGTTGTGCCAGATGCCGCTGTCCATTTGTTTGCGTTGTCTAAAGAAGAAATAGAAACTAGGTTTACTTGGTTTCTACGTTCCCAAAAACAATCACTAGTTTTGTAATATTGGTTAGCGTTTGGATCATTTGGTATTGGAGCACCATTACCCTGGAAGTAATCAATAACTTCTGTTGATTCAGCTAATATTGCCCCATCAAAATAAAACACATCTCCGGCTACAGCATTATCTACATAGATAGATACTTTACACAGTGGGTTTCCGTAATCTGGGGTAGATACCGCAGCTACAGCAGATACTGATGTTCGAGTTGCACTACTAGTTAGTGTCAAAGGTTCGCTGTCTGCGTAATAAGGCTCAGATTTAAAGTATCTTCCATCAACGTCAGAAAGTACATTAGTTTGTTCTTCTTCTGTTTGTGGGGAAGAGAATTCAATTCTTGCTTTAGCTACTTTTGCTGTTCCACTTGCGTATATAGCAAAATTATGCGGTGCTCCCGGAGTTACTGGAATCCAATCAGATATAAGGGCTACCCGGCCGTCAGATAATGCAGTAAGCTTTGCCACAGTGTTACCAAAAATAGCTGAATTTGCAGGAGCTGGAGTTACTTGAATTAACTCAGCGTTAAATGGTTCCCATCCAGTGGTATTTACATCAAAACCTGGATTTGGTACTAAGTTTTCTAAGTCTGTTCTAATGTTTAGTTTAACAAGTCTTGGGTCTTCATATACAAGGGCGGGTAATTTACCACTAACGGTAATTTCACTAACAGGTAGCTCTCTAAATTGAAGCATATCTATTACGTACTTATCTGCTCCAGCAGTAGGGGTAATAACTAGTGTTGGTTTAGCGTATACGGCGTTGCTTGGAGCAACTAATCCGTCCTCTACTCCAGAAGAAGCAGATTTAAACTCTGACCAGTAACCGGTAGTAGCAGTTAAAGTTGGTCCAGAAACGCTTGTAGAAATAGAAACGCCCGCAACATCAAACCATTGAATTTTTGCTACTGCACTAAACGTAGTTGTTATAGCTCTGATAAATCCTTTAAACATATACCTAGAGTTAGCTTTTACTGGAATACCATACAGTACTGCGCTAGCGGTAGCTGAAGGGCAACGCAAAGTAATATCGCTGGTACTTGTAGCGGTTACTACGCCTAAAGAAATTTGACGTAGCGGGTAGTCCCTATTAAAAAGAACAGGTGTTGGAGGAGTTAACCCAACTCCCAAAGTAGATAGAGTGTCTGCGTAAGTACACACCGCAACAGTTCCGTTAGTTGCTGCCCAACGCCCAACAGACTCTTCAAATGAAGAATCGTTATAGTCTAAAAATAGATTATTTCCATATGAAATTCCACTATCCCAGTGAGTTAGGGCGGTAGTGTAGGTTGTTATACCAGCACTAGTTCCTTTAGCAGAGTTTACAAAGTTTCCTGTTTTGTACAGGGATCTGTGATAAGTATCGCCAAGAGCAGGCTCATAAATAAACCCTAGATCAGTAATTTTATTCTTTAATAAGTTAGAAGGAATTTTATAGGCATCAAAAGAGTTGTATAGGAGCTCAGCTTGAGCTTTTATCTTGTCATACTCTAAACCGTAAGCATCAAGAACTTCGGTTAATTCATTTTCGTTGTACTCACCTGTTGCATCTCCAACGCCTGCAACTTCATTTAGCCAAGCTGCTGGAAGCCAATTTTTAAAGTAACGTTGAGTTCTATTTGGGATAATTGTGTTTACCTTAGAGGTTCCGCAGTTAATCCAACCACTTAAAGTACTAAAAATCCAAAGAGTGTAAGTAACCTCTCTATTTGCTTGAGAAAGATCAGAAGCAGTATCTATGTAGCTTGTTAGGTAAGCTCCAGTACTGCCTGATTCAATGACTTCTCCTGAATAAGCCCCATCTGGAGTACCAGTAAAAGTTTTTGTTAAACGCCAATGAGTAAGTGTTTCACCTAAAGCAATAGATGCGGGGTTTGCTGTAACAGCTTTCCAACGAAGAGAAATTACGCCATAGTCGTAAGCCCAAGCAGTAATCTGGGAAGAGTAAAAGAGACGATCAGCGTCGCTTTGACCGTACTTAAAACTGGGATCGCCATAAATCCCAAATGCATATTTTGCCATATTTTGCCCCTGTTAAGTTACATGCCAGCTAATAAGAATGGATTAAATCTGTTTCCTTTTGCGATTGTTTCAATAGCTGTTAAAACTGTTGTTAAAGAAGTGTATGCGGTTCCTCCAACGTATAGGACCTCTGAAGTACCTACTTTTGGCAGACCATCAAAATCTACATTAAATTGAAGAGTGTTTGCGGCATTTCTTGTTTCTACAAGGTTTGTGGTGCCAGCAGTTGTTTTAGCGGTAAGGCCAACTATGCCAGAAGCAGGAGAAATAACATCTCCAGATTTTTTAAAATAAGGTGCAGCAGCTACTCCAGTAACTAAGCCCGCCTCAATGTTAGCTAGTCGAAGAGACAAAGATGCCCAAGTACCTGTTTGAACAAAAGTACCTAAATAACTAGAAGCTAAAAGAGTGGTTCCTAGAGAAACTTCTAAAGCACGTGTTTCGTCTTGAAGGACGTTTACGTGGTCAGCAAATACTGTGTCTACAAGGTCTACCTTTGGGGTAAAGGACCGGATCGACGAAGGATACTGTGCAGCCATTTCTCACCTATTCTATTCTCTTGGGTTATTCTCTAAGACTTTAGATCTACTGTCATGACAAACCGCCAGTTACGTTAATAATTAAGTTTGCAGTCTGCAATACTGGTATTTGACCACTAGTTAATTGAACACCTGCTGTAGAAGCTGAGCTTGAGTTGTCAGTGTTTAACTTAGCAATTACTAAGGATGCAACACCTTCTACACCCGCAGCTTTAGCCATAACTGCTGAATACGCAACAAGTTGTCCAAAGCCAACACTTTCGTAGGCAAACAAACCACCTGGGTTTAAGAATACATCTATAATTTCTTGTTCAATATCCACGTTGTTATACGCTGGATTTGCGGTAACTGTTAAAGTTACGTAAAAGTCTACATATGAAGGTGGTTGAACAGTTACAGTAGTTCCTACAGGTATCTTGTCAACTAAATACGCTGATACGGCAGTTGATACGTCAGTCCAATTTAAAGTAGCAGATCCGCTAACAATTCCAGGAGTTACTGAGTCATCATTTTGACTTTGTAAATAAAGGGTTACTGCGCTGTACACTGCGGCTACAGCTTTTGTTCTTCCAACTCCGGGCACTTGCGAAGCTAGTGCAGAGTAGTCAGCAGTAGTTACAGCTCTACGACGAGTAGTAATTGCGCTTTTAACTTTTGAACGTATTTGATCATTATCGTCTCCGTCTGCTCCACCAAAAGCGGCTGAAGGGTTAGAAACAGCTAGGTACCCAATTGCTTCGGGAACGATGTTTCCAGGAATAAAAGTAATTTCTTCAACAGTTCCTGAGTTTAGATTTCCAGCTGCTCCAGCGCTAATTCTATACAAAGCACTAATTACTTGGTTTGCTGGTGGAATAGCCCCGTTAATTCCATCACCAAACTCTAAAGAAACGTTTCCGTCCTCATCTACATTTGTTGTAAAGACTAATTGATTTGGTCCAGCTTCAGTTAAAGAGTCTACATAACTCCATGGAGTAAACGCAACACCTTGTCCAACATAAACAACAACGGATTTATCAACAATATTAACATCAATTAAATCTATAATTTGTTGAGCTGTTCCGTCAGAAACACCCAGGTTCACCGGCAAAGGTTTATTTGTAGTTGGGCTAATTAAATCAGGACGGTCTGTGTTAACTGTCTTTCCTTCTTGACAGGCTAGAGTTACAGTATCTCCAGCAGCTAACTGTGTAGCGCTAGCAGTAGTTTCAAAGTAAACTTCTGTAAAATCTCCGTAAAGCAAAGTTGCAAGCACCTGTGTTCCTACAGGAATGTCAATTGCCTCATCGCTAATGTTTTCAAATACTACGTTTAAACGGGCAGGTGTAGGTCCAGAAACTCTGTACCCGTATAATTTGCCAAGGTCAATTAGCGTTTTTCTACGAGCAGCGGTGTCTACAGTAAGTTCGTTGGCTACTCGATCGATGTAATAGGACATAATGTCGCCCATATAAGCAAAAGATTCTAAAAGAGTTGTACCTAGGTCGCTTGGGTCATCGGCAGTCCAAGCGTAGTTTGTTCTAACATTTACTAGGCTTGTTAGGTCTTCTAACAGAGCTTGATAGTCTCTAGACGTATAGTCTATTTGTGAGGGTACTTCATTAGCCATTTTTCATCACCTCGTAGTAGTCGCGTCTGGATTTAAAGTAGTGCTAACAATAGTAATGCTGTCTTCAATAAAGTCAGGAAGAGTTACGTTAAGTTCAACAGTAACTGCACCCGTATCTAAAAACCCTACTATATTAATAGCATTAACGGTTAAGTTTGGAATCCACTTAGAAATTGCTGAACGGATTGCATCATTAATTGCTTTTTCAACGTTTCCTTGGTTTTCAAACATAGCTATTGCAACATTTGTGCCGTAAGTAGGGCGCATAGGTCGCTCACCTACAGCAGTAGAAAGCAAAGTTAAGACTTTATCTTGATAGATTTTTTTTTGGTCAGTTGTACTAGTTGTTTTACCAAATGGATCTAAAGTAAAGGGATACGATATTGCTTTCATCCTTGTACTCCTATCCATACTGGTTCTTCAAGTAGTCCCGCAACAAACATAATCCACACACGTTGGCCTTTATTTGGCACATACCGGTGTGGGGTGTGTTCATCCGTGCTGGTCTCGTCGTTAAACATTGCTGTTTTAGCGTCTGACCCATTCCATTTTTTTATGGCGTTTACCACAATTTTATGGGGGTGTTTAAGGGTACCAGCACCTGATTTTGCTACTACGGTTAACGCTGGCACAGTTACTGAAACCGGGTGGGTGTGGGCTGGAGATCCCCCAGAACTAGCAGTGCCGGAAGCAGAAACTGAAGTTGTTGTTAGTAGTGCGGCAATCTCTGAAGCTAGGTGTTCTTTATGGTCAGGGTGGTTTGCGTTATGAGTAATAGGCAAGACGGCTCTAGCCCAATCAGTAACCTCTTGACCAGTAACTGTAACTTGGACTTTAATTCTTCCCTTTTTTAATGGGTCGTTAATCTCTTTAACTATGCCCTCATATATACCAAAAAATCTTGTTCTTCCTTGAGGATCCTGCATATAGTCGGCGTCTGTAATCATTTAGCCTTCCAAGTCACTTGTCTAGCTACTTGTGAAAAATCGGGCACTTCATTTTTGTAGATATTTGGAGAATACGTTGTTGCAAGAGGTCTGGCATTAGCGCCGGGAATATTCTTAGCTGACTTAGTATTCTTTACTCCAAGATTAGTCTTTCCATTGTTTACCCCAATAGGGTAGCTGTTTAATTTAGACCCTTTTGGTTTCAAAGATTGTTTTGAGAGCTCAGACTCAAAGTCTCTTTTTCCTAAGTTTTTTCCAACAGAGGGGTCAGCTCCACCTAAAGAATCTGTTCCGACTAATACTTCCATTTGATAAGTATAGCTTCCTCCGGCAAATAGATGAGTAACTGATAGCACGGTCCAGTACCCGGACATATTTTGATCTAAGTTATCTAAGTAAATAGACTCTCCAACGCTTACGTCAGCGTCCCCCATCAAAGTAGCAACACCCCTGTAGTTATATCTATCGGCTTCTGCTAAATCCTGAGCAATAAACTTTGCGTCTAATATGGTTGTAGCTACCTCAAAAGGCAAATGTTTTACAAATTTTGCTTTTTGTGAGGTTTTACTGTGAGGGCTCTTTGTCATTTCTTTAAAAATTTCTTACTAGGGGTCACAACACCTTTAGTTTTCTTTTTAGCAGGTTGAATCTTATGCTTAGTTGCAATAGTTTTATTGTTGGTTGAGTGTAGGCCCCCTACTACCCTATCTACGGTAGCTCCAGCCATATCCGGGGCCTCATCAGATATCTCAGGGGTAAATTCTACAATAGTTCCCATAGAAGCAATAGTACGAACAGTAGGTGCCGCAGTTTCTTTAAAAAAGTAAGGCGCTCTACCAGCACTAGCTGAACTTAACTTGTCTTTTGACATAAAGTAGACAGTGGTTCCAGTAATCTTTAATCCAAAGCCAGTTTGTTTAGCTAATCTTCGTAATAATTGCCAATCACTTTGCCCAGCTTGAGAAATACTTGAAAATACTCTGGGGTGACGTTGAGTAACTGCTTTTAGTCCGTATTGCTTACAGACTTTTTCAACAATTTGATCTGCGGTTACTTTTTTATAAATTTTTTGTCTAGTTGTCTTTAAAAGATAGGTTGCAGCAATACACACAATTGTGGTGGTGTTCTCAGCCACAGTAGACGGGATAATTTTGTGCACGTAGCCAACCCAAGTTTTTGTAGATCCTCCACCAGAGTAATCAAATTTAACGGGGTCCCCTGACCCAATAAAATTTAAGGTTTCTTCTATTTTTCCAGCGTATTTTATAGTAAGAACGTCGTGAGAGTTAAATTTTTGATCTAATCTAGCCGTTAAAAAAACTAAACTAAAAGATGGGCTTAAAGGAAATGTTACGGACCTAGAAGGAAAGCGCTCTAATGGCGTCTTAACTAAGTTCTTTTTAGACAGGGCTGTAGCCATGTTAACTCCTAGGAACTCTAATAATAGTTCCAGGCTCTATTTCTAAAGCGTCTGGAAGACCAGGGTTTATATCTAATATCTGCCACCACAAATTAGAGTCTCTTAAATAAACTGCAGCTAAGTAATCTAATCTATCTCCATCTACCCAGGTGTAGTCAATATAGCTAATAAGTCTAGATTCTGGGAATGCTCGGTATACCGTCCAGGCGTAAGCCCCGGTAGTCTTGTTTTTTATTTGTTGAGCGTCCCCGTCGTCGTAGCGAGAGTCTCTATATACGGCCATTATAAGAACCCATCTCTTTGTTTACGAGCAGCAATAATGTCGCTACTACTTGTATTTTTAATAACTTGAGTAATTTTATTAATGCTTTCAGCCTGTTTAAATTTCTTAAAGTTTCCACTTGCAAGGTCTGGAAGACGTTGAAGTCCTATTTGGACTACAGTTCTAATAGGTATCATGTCTCTAGTAAACATACTATGCTCTATGTTAATACTCTCCATAATTACCTTGTAGCGCTGTCTTTCAGAAATTTTAAATATAAACGGTAGTTGAGTCATATAGCCCATATTTGCACTAAGTAGCTCTAAACCATCTAAAGGAGATTCTCCCATTAAAACTACTTTTTGAGGGTTTCCATTTACTACTCTAAATAGGTATTCAAGATCGTACTCAGTTCCACGGTGTAAAATTCCTGCGCATTGTTCAGCATCCATTAATACTGGGTAAGAGCTAGATAGAAAAGGACCCCCACCATTTTTCTTCCATTGCTTCATAGTAACCATGTCAGATACTCGGTCTAATAAAATATTTACGCTAATAGTTCCGCCAATACCGTCAGCCACTAGTGCAGCGCCGTTTTCATTTGGACGAGTCCAGTCAACCTTATTATTTGAACTCATATTAATGCTTAGATAACTTGGGTTAAACAAAAATCTAAATCCCCAAAGCTTGTCTAAGTTGGCTGCGGAAGTAGTAGCAAATTCAGCTTGTTTTTTATCTGGAAGATCAATTATTTCTGGGTCTACGTAAAAAGAAGCTAGTTGATCGTACTTATTTGCGTTTTCATAGGCAATGGATTCGGTATCTGCTCTAGCAGAAAAATGTCTAGTAGATATGTGTGGGTAAGGGTTAAAGTTTTGAGCTCTTGTTACCGAAGGAGGTGTAGGGCCAGGAGAGGTGTCGGCACCGCCTCCTCCGCCACTATTACCAAGGGCACAGTTTTTAGCTGCGGACAGCAAAGCCTTAGCTTTTTGCCAACCGCTTCCTTTTTTAGTAAAATCGTAGTTAAATTCTCTTTTATTGTTTAACTTATCTTCTCTTTTAAATTGTCCAAGCTCATCATAATACTTAACAGTAATTGTTATTTCCCACTTAGGTCCTAAACCTTTTTTTGTTTCGTCCGCAGTTCTGTTTACTTGTACGGCATTGTGCATCCACAAACGGGCCCACTCTCGTTTACAAGAGTTCCACTCATACTGAGGGGTTTGACCAAGAGAAAAACCTCCATCAGTAGCACTTACGCTAGTTGGTACGCCCGGAGGAGTAGCTTTTTTGCTAAAAATAGCTGAGGGGATACTTGAATTTGATTGAATTTTTACATCTGCCCATATACCGTTAACTTGAACTTGAGCGGTAAATTTAGGTGAGGCAGTTCCATTTGTACCTTTAGGGGTTAACGTAAAATCGTAAAATTTATCTTGAATTGTTCTAATACCGCTTACATCAGCAAATGCCTTTACTGTTTCTTTAAAGGTAGCAAACGGCCCTGTTCCAAGAACCCTAGATTTTACAGTGCCGTCACCAGATATGGCTACGCCGCCATCTGTAATAACAGTAGTGTTTTTATATAGGGTTATTCTGTAAATAACTCTAGAGTCAATCATTACTGATTTACTTTTAGTAAACCTTACTCCATAAATAGATGGGGCAGTATCTTGATCGGTACTGTACTTATTAATTTCGTAAGCTTCGACGGTGTAAAAATACCCGGAAGGTGCATCTGGCATTAGTTACTTCCTATCGCTGCAATGTCTTTATCGGCTGCAATTGCTTTCTTAAACCTATCAAGCATTACAAGAACTTCATTATCTCCTGCTTTAGCAATGTTAACAGTCATGTTTACGTTAATAGAGCTAGCTGATCCGCCACCGCTATTGTTTCTAATACGGTCTGCTTGACCTTTATTAAGAACCATTTCACCGTCGTGCAGGTAAGCAAGGCCTTCTTTAGTTGAGTCAGCGCCATAAAAGTGTCCTGGAATTCCTGCTGCTTTAGAAGCTGTTTCAGCGTCATCTAAAAATTGTGAGAAAGCGCCGTTCTTATACGCAGACCAAGCTTTCCAATTCTTACCTTCGTTAGAAATATTCCACGCTGCTTTAACGTTAAATGACGGATCAAACAAACGCTTGCCGTCTCTCCACTGCCCAGAATCACCAAACTTTTTAGGGTCTTTAAGACTTCTAATTTGGAAAACACCCATACTTGGACCATAAGTTTTGTTAGTAATTTTCTCATCGCCAACAGCTTTACTACGACCACCAGATTCAGCTAACGCTACTGCAAAAGCTGTTTGAAGAGACTTGCCTCTAAAACCTTGAGCGTGAAGAGCTTTTAGCAATCCTTTACGAGAACCAAAGGCCATTCCACCAGTGTCTCCAGAAGCAGAGGTCATTTGATTGTCGCCCATCAAACCATCTAATACAGATGATCCCTGCCCTTTACTTTTAGCCCAGTCTACGGCGCCAGAATCAGAAACATCTCCGTATGAGAGTGGGCCACCCTGTTGAATCATTGCTAGAAGTTGACCGCCTGCGTAGGCAGTTCCTTTAGGGGTATCTCCTCCCAACACAAACTGTGAAAGATCTCCAGCCATATCAGTTTCTTTGTCATTCTTAAACAATCCAGAAACGCTTGATTTAATTTTTCCAAAAATGCTCTTAGGGTCTACTGATTGCTTATTTGTTTTATCTTTACGTACTTCAAAGTGAAGGTGGGGTCCAGTAGAAGATCCTGAACCAGGTGCTCCCTTTTTACCCCCAGAGTAAGCAATAAGACTTCCTTGGGTAACTTTTTGCCCAGCTTTTACTACCGCACGACTTAAGTGTGCGTAATAGGTATAAAAACCTTCATGCTTAATTACAACATACAAGCCAAAACTTCTTGAAGAATTTGGTTGAGTTGTTACTTGATCTACAACACCGTCTGCTGCTGCTAGTACTGGACTACCTACTGGCATGGCATAGTCAATACCACCGTGGTGGTGCCTTTCCTTAGGGTTGTTTGGATCGGTTCTCCAACCAAATGCAGAAGAAATATGTTTTGAATTTGGAGCAGGATTAACACCTACAGTTTGTGCTACTCCAGAACTTGCTGGTCCGGAGCTATCTCCACCACCCTTACCCATAAGCTGACCTACTGCGTTTGATCCTCCACCAATTAACGCACCGGCTAATGCTCCCAAAGGCCCACCAAACATTGCGCCACCACCAGCACCAATAGCAGTGCTAGTTAACAAAGATTTAAAATCAAATCCTTTTTTAGTTTTTGCAGATTGATATCCGCCGTAAGCAGATAACGCTGCTCCTAAAATAGGCACTGGTTTTGCTAATGAGGCAAACTTACTAAATTTACTTGCTGTAGCTGCAGCACCTGCTGCTGTTCCAGCTGCTCCAACTGCTCCGGCTCCACCAGCCGCACCTGCAGCACCAGCCGCACCTAAAGCTGGGGCAATAAGTTTTCCACCTCCACCAAGTGCCATACGCATCATAAGCATGTTTGAAAGGGCACCTGCAGCACCAGACATGGTTGCCCCTGCGCCACCTGCTTGTGGAAGAGTCTGCAGTATTCCCTTTAGTGATGCTAAACCGTTTACTACGCCAGGCAATGTTTCAGCTATAGCAGCAAACCCGTTATTAACTGCTGCGGCAGCTCCAAGAGCTCCTTGGTATCCGCCAACTAATCCTTTTTCTGTTCCCTCTAAAAGACGATTTTGTGAGCTTTGAAAATTAAAGTTACTCTCTTGAACTCCACCTTTAACGCCCATAGTTCCAAGCATGCCTTTAGCACTTGACATTTGTTTTGCAGTAAGTGGCTTGTTGTTTTTAAATCTAGCCATAAGTCCGCTTGCGTATAGATTAAATAGGCTGGGGTCTCCACCAGCAATAGTCATAATTGTCTGATACTCAACACTGTTTGGGCTAAACATTACCTCAGGATTTTTAGGTGTCTTTCCTCGGTATATCTTTGAGTACAACTCGTTAATAATTTCGTTAGGTGGTCTAAGGTTTCCCTCTCGGTCACGAAGTCTAATTCCTAGACGCAACATGTTCATTCCGTTTTGGCTAGCGTAAGATCCCGCGGCTTGTTCGTTGCTCATACCACTGACAGCACTCATGCCACCAAGCTGGTTCATAATTCTTTGTGTGCTTACTGATTGTGCACCGTAACCGCCTTGAGACAGAATCTGTCCCATAGCCATAGTTGGTCCCATGGAGCTAGTTGCGTTCCCACGTCCAGCCATAGAGTTTGCAGAACTAATTACTCCTCGAGCACCCATGCGGCCAGAACTGTACATGGCAACGCCTTCAGCGCTAAGTCTTTGTGTTACAGCAGTCATTGTGTTAGGCATGATGCCCATAGCACCTGCACCAATAGCTGCTACTCCTAAGCCAACTCTTGAAGCAGTTGACATACCGCCGCCACGGTCAGGTAACTGAGCAAGGCTGCTACCCATAGTGCTGGTAGGTTTGCCATTAGCGGCAGATTGAGCATCAGCAGTTGCTTGAGCATGCTTTTTTATTTTTTCGTAACTTTTTTCTATGTTAGTTACGGTTTTGAGCATGTTAAGAAGACCTTTATTACCGGTCTCAGTTAACTTTTCGACACTCTTTTGACCGGTGAAAGCTTCATCTCCACCGGTGCCTAAGTTTCCTCTTGCCTCTGCCAAGTTATCTCACCGCCTTAGGTCTTGTAATAGCCTTAGATAAAAATATTAATCGTTCTCGTACTGTAAGACCTCTTATATCCCGTAACGACCAGCCCGGGTAGTACTGAGCTAGAAGATCATAGGCATCAATTACGTCTTGATATGTTATTTCATTGACGAAACAACTCTGCCAGTGTTAGTGGCAGGCTTACCTCCTGGCCGCAGTTTTTGCAAGCCTTTTTAATTTCGCTTAGTTGTGGTCCAGGATTACGCTTTGCAATCTCTTCTAGCAAGGTTCTACGATCATTGATTCCTAGATTTCTAATTCGACTCGAGTCTAAAACTGGCTGATCACCAATCTCAACTACACAAGAAGTTAACAGCAAAGTATCTAGTTCTGCAGAGTTCTTATCGGTAGCATTAATGATCTTTGTTTGAACATCTCCGCTAGGTAAGTTTACTTTTGCAAGTCCTGCTTTAAGCTCTACTGTAAATCTACGATCATTGATAGGGTCATCTAGCTCTTTGGTCTCAACATCTGTATCTAGATCAATTTTAAAAGTTTGAAGCTCTGGGCATTTATCGCATACAGTAGATAGTTCTACTTCGGCTCCAAATGTTGCTTTTCTAATTGCTAGAAGCAGAGCTTCTCTGTCTCCTGCAAGTAGAACTCCCAGAATAGCTTTGGTAGCTGGTTGGCCTCCAACGGAGACTGTTCCTCGCTCCAAGATAGCTAGTAGAGCTTTGCCTGGATCAGAAATCTTTACAATGGCTTCCTCATCGGAGCCTGTAAGTTCTCTAACTTCAGCTGTTCTATGTACAGTTGCTTCAAACGGATCAATAAAACCCGCTGGAAGCTTAACCTCTGTTTCAGGGAGTGATGGGATAACCACTTCTGGTATAGATCCCATCACTTCCTGATTAACAAGATTGTTTACATCTTCTAACAGTTTGTTCGCCATTGCCGGATTTTCTGCGGCATTGATAGTTGTAGACATGTTGTATTCCTTTTCTTAGAGTATTAGAAGGCTGCTGCTGATCCTGCGGCTGTTAATGCTGAAGCGTACTTAGCATCCCAACCTTCATGAACAAGAGTCATTTCTTCGACCATCAAGCTATTTCCACCAGCATCTAGGTTGCTGTATGAAAGGTTTGTAATCCACGCATTATATACGCGGAAACGAATAGCTACGTGAGGTGTATCTGAGTTTACTCCTGCAAGAGTTGCATCTGCACCAGATAGACCAGCAGGGTTTGGATGGCTAAGAACGCGGATATCCAAATCGCAACGGAAATCTGCTCCAATACCAGCTTTAGCTCCTGAGCTAACTACTGAGAATAGACGCTTCATCCAAGCGGCCTGTGAGGAATCCCCCAACATTACTCCTTTGCTAAGTGTGATTGGACTAAACGAAGTTTGTCCAGGCAATTGGTGAACAGTGGTGTTATATCCACCTTCACGGTATTGGATTGCTTCAGTAGAGACGGTTAGGCCTGATACTGAGGTAAATCCCATTTTAGTGTCGAAACTGAATACGGGTGTAGCTGCATCAGTTGTCGGTAGAAAGTCTACGAGAAACCGAAAGTTACGAACTGGATCGGTTGCTAGAGTACTTAATACGTTAGTAAACGCGGGTTTTGCCATGATCTATTATCCTTTCCTTACTACGCCGAAGCGTTTCCGGTGATCTGCCCAATGCTGATCACAATGAATTCTGCAGGATATTCAACAGCCACACCAACTTCGATGTTTACTCGACCATTTAAAATATCTGTAGCTGTGTTATTTGAAGCATCGCATCTTACGTAAAATGCTTCCTCTGGAGTTTGTCCACGTAGGCCACCCTGTGACCAGTAATTACGAAGGAAGTTTCCAATCGCAGTACGAAGTTGGTTCCAAAGAATCTCGCTGTTGTTCTCAAACACGGCAAAGTTGCTTCGGTCAGTGATTTCTTTCTTCAAGAAGATCATTGAGCGGCGTACGTTGATGTAACGCTCTCCGGTTGAGTTGTTAAGTGTACGACCACCCATAATTACAATGCCGCCACCAGGAACGTTACGAATAGCGTTTACTGGCTTAGATGCTGAGTTAAGTGAATCTAGTTCTGCGTTTGTTAGGGTGCGCTCTAGAGCAACGGCACTTCCAATTTTTGTACCAAAGCCCGCTGGGGTCTTGAATACTCCACGTGAAGCGTCTGTTTCTAGATACTTACCTGCTGCAATTGCTGCTGGTCCAACTACGCGAGTTGCGCCTGGCGCTGATTTTAGTAGGTCTGGAATTACTACCCATGGGAAGTAGATTGCTGCGTTTCCGCCATCTACTGCTCCGCAACCATCGATTGCGTAAGTAACGGCTTCTGCGGCTGTACTTCCTGCTGGTGGATCAATTAAAGCAAATACATCTCCACGAGCATCTGCATAAGCAGTTATATCGTTGTCTAAAAGAACCTTAGCTGCACGAGCACCTGTCTCACCACCTGATGCAAATGCATAAGATGCATCTGCGTTCATCATAATTAGTGGGTTAGTAATTGAATCAAAGGTTGATAGGGCAGTTTGGTAGCTAGCACGTGTAGGTGCTGATCCGTCTGCTCCTGAAGTAAACGCCTTGACTCCAGCAATTTCCGGCTGGTTAGCTGGAGCTGCTGTACCTGAAGTTAGGTTAGTAAGTGTTACGTAATATGAAGCTGAGTTTACGTAAGCTACCGCGTAGCGGCTGTTTGTTGTGGACATGCTTAGATCAGTAAACTGTTCTAAGATGCCATTTGCATCTGAAATAATCAGATTAAATGTGGTTGTAGAAGAAGATGTAACTTCTGCTGTCAATGCGTTACCCCAAGCACCAGCACTTTTTGCTGTTACTCGAATTGTACTAAGTGGGGTACCTGCACGGTCACGAAGGACTACGGATGCTGCTGTAGCACCTGAACCTGTAACACGCTTAATGTATGCACTACGTCCGCCATTTGCAAAAAACGAATAGATTGCCCAGGTAGCTGGGTAGCTATCTGAAAGGCTTCCAAAAGTTTTTCCAAAGTCATACCAGCTTTGAATTAAGACTGGCTCTGTTGTAGGTCCTTGTGCAAATGCACCTAGGAACGCTCCGCGAGCTTGTCCGTTGTTTGCTAGTGTGATTAATTGAGGCAGAGGTACTTCATTGATGAAGACTCCTGGTCTGCTATAACTTGCCATTCTTATTACTCCTTAGGGTTGAGTTGTTTTCTCGGGGTGCCAATTTATATTTGTATTGTTTCAAACGGGATGTCCTGGCTATTGAGCGATATTAGAGGAGGGGTTTGTACTGGGTACTTCTGAGCAATAGCAGTAGGCAAGACTTCAGCACTAATGCGTATGTTGTACACATTAGAGAATAGTCTCTTACCGTTTTGATCAGTAGTATCTTTTTTTGACATTCCCAGAAATTCAACACGTCTAAGCGTTTTGTCTTCTGGAACAATAAGGCGGCCAAAACGCAATGGGATGCGGTGGCCAGATAGCATTGCTGCCATGATTGCACGATCATGTCTAGGCTGACGTGCGTAGGTAGTAATTTGATAATCAAGGTTTACTGGAATAGGCATTTCAGTAACATATTGCTTTGAGCCAGCACCACTTGAAAGTGTTGTTCCAGCATCTACACCTTCTGGGTAATAAGGCATAGTAATAGTTCCGCGATGAGCTCGTTCAAAGTCTTCAGAGTAACCAATAAAGTCAAGAGTGATATATGGGTATACCTGATCTCTAATTTCCATATCAGGTTGTCCATACCAGACTCCTACTGGGCGTACAGCGTTTCCACTATCAGAAACGTTTATGCCTTGTAGAGCAGCCTTCAGGGCTTTATCTTCATTTAGAATAATAGGCATTAGATGAGCCCCTGCAATCTCAAGCTATTTGACATGCCGGTAGCAAAGCTATCTTGATCTATGAAGTTAGTTAGAAAATTTCTAAGCACAGCGGATGGAGGGGTATCTTGATCCCCATACTCTAAAAAGTTGACTTGAGCTGAAAGGTGTGGTGGATAGTAGATCTTGTACTCACCGTCTTTGTGGACGATGGACATTTGGCTTACTACAGCCTCAGGCCATTTGTTCATACGGCACCAAGTTTTAAGGCGCTGAGTAGTGATACGAGAGTCTTCTATTTCTGCTGCAGAGACCGAGCTAGTTATAAGGTCTGATAGCTTCACTTACGGCCCGCGATTACTTTAGCAGTTAGACTTCCTGCAATCCATCCGGCTACCATCGAGCCAGCATGAAATTTGTCTAAGCCAAGTACACCGCGTACGAATTGCTCTCGGTCGGCATCGCTCTCTTCGCGTGCCAAACGGTCAAGTAAGTAAATCATCAGAATCCTCCAAAAGAAGATGCGGGGTCAAGCTGCAGGGTTCCGGATTACTCCGGCGTCAAGAACAAGAGTAAATGAAAAAGCCCCCTTTCGGGGGCTAATCATTTATTTCTTTTTAAGAGTATTACATACCCTTTTTGCGGACCATTGACTTCTTCTTAGTCATTGGGCGGGCATTTGGGTCTGCCTTCTTCTTGTTACGGAGCATCTTAAAGTCTGCCCCATCGATCTTCTTAGGATTGCCAGCTGTAGCAGCTAGCTTCTTTTGCTTTTCTGACATTGCCATTAGGTCTCCTTAGTTAAAGTGTTCTGGGCGGGCAGCAGGTACTTCTTCAGGTACATTGTCACAAAGACAGGCGTACTTGCCAATTTCCGGTATAAGATTTGTATTCTCGCACATATCACACGGTTGGTCTCTAAAAATAGTCTCGTGCATTACTTCTTCTCCTTTTTCTTCTTAGGGGCTTTCTTCTTATCAAACTTCTTATTTGCGGCAGTCACGGTCTTCATGCCGTGTTTGTTCTTAGGCATGCCACAGCCACAGGTAGCGCACATTACTTCTTTTTTGCCTTACATGACTTACAGGTACCGCAAGTACAGGCCTTAGCCTTAGGCTTGCCTTTACCAAATCCTGGCTGACCTTTTTTCTTACCACATCCACATGCTGCGCACATTATTTCTTACCTTTCTTAGGTTTAGCTACTTTGTCTTTTCCTTTACCTTCAGGTACACAGTTTGGCACCTTCTGGCCATTCTTGGTCTTCATACCTACTTGAACGTAACCTTTCCAACAAGGATCAGCCATTATTTTCCTCCTTCGTGAGGGTTCTTCCGATGCCAAGCACGGGTTGCTCGTTCCCCCGCTTTGATTGTTTTAGCACCAGCTTTTTTAGTGAGGTTGATCTTATCGTACTTTCCAGCTTTGGCCTTGGCCTCATGGTCGACAATTACGTCTCCCGTTTTATTCTTTTTTACAGTGTGCTTGGCTCCACCGACTTTAATTGTTTTAGCCATCCTAGCCTCCGTTATTAAATGGGTTGTAATTTGAGTATGCTAAGAATTGTGGGTCGTTGACCAACTCTTCTGGATTTACCTGGTTTAGGTCCATAGTAATGAAAGTGTAGTCCTCTCCCATTAAACCTCTAGGAAGGAATTTAGCTGGGGACCAAACGGTGTTTCTAAATACTATGCGATCTCTTAAAAATCTATCCGGGTCGCTGCTAAAGTAATCATCATCAGTTGTGGTACTACCAAAGTATGAGTTTCTCTTCTTAGATACGTCTCCCCGAATAACATCTATGTTAAAGGTAAGTCGTAGTTGATCCACGGTGTAAAGACCTCGGTCATTGCGCATCATTACGCCTTGCTCAAGCTTGGCAGAGATCACGGGAAGGGTAGATTCCTTTTTCCACCTACGACCTACAGTAGAAGAGCCCACATCGTAAATAGGGTCTACTTGGCTAGCTACAGAATCCCAAGCCCACCAATCTACGGACATACCAACGGTACGCACCATATCTTTGGTTACGCCTAATTTAATAGACTCTTTTTCAGAGGCGATAGTAAATCTGCCTTGTACTTGGTCTCCACGCATCTTTATATTTTAAGGCTGAATGAAGAAAAAGAAAGCGTTAGCCAGTACGTTATTAAATGGGTCTGGGAACTCTGAGCGTACAAATTCTTGGTCAGCCGCAAAGAATAGACCTTCGTTCTCTACCCCCTCAAAGGGTTCTCCACCTACTGTGGTTTCCCAACCCAGGTGT